ATATACTCAGGCTAAGTGTCAATCTTGCGGTTACTATTGGTCTTCAACACTTGGTGAATGCTCAACTACTCCATGGCCTACCCCAGCGCCTGTAGCACCTCCATTCTTCCCTCCATTCTTCCCTCCGTTCTTCCCGTTCTTCCCACCGTTCTTCCCACCATTCTTCCCATTCTTCCCACCGTTCTTCCCGCCATATTTTGCACCAGTACCAGCACCTACACCAGCACCAACGCCAGCACCTACACCTGCTCCTACCCCAGCGCCTACCCCTGCGCCTACACCTGCACCAGTTGCCCCAACTCCAGTATCATGTCTTTGCACAGGATCATGCTTTAGTCCACAAAGCAATCCATGTAATAGTTACTGCGGATGTCTGTTTAGTGGATCAACTTGCGTAGCATGTTAAAGATGCTATAATGTATAAAGATTAAAATGGAGAAAAAATGATAAAAAGATTTATTTTTGTTATAAACAATATTGCTGGTCCAGACATACATTTTACAGATTATGAACATCCAGCATTAGCAGCAGGTCTTGCATCAGATCCAATTGTTATTGAAGTTCCTATAGATTCTCCAGTACAAATGGGATGGACATGGGACGGTATAGAATTTAAAGAACCAGGGGTATAAAAATGTCAGAAGAACAATCAGCATGGCAAAGATATAAACAAAATCTTGGAGAAACACGACCATGGGATTTAGTAAATCCAACTACAGATTGGGCAGATAAAGAAACTTCTGAAAAAAGATATTCTATATGTAAAGAATGTCCAGAATTAATTAGACTAACTAAACAATGCAAAAAATGTGGATGTTTTATGGTTTCAAAAACTAAACTACAAGCAGCATCATGTCCTTTAGGAAAGTGGTAATATGATAAAAAATGAAATTGCACCAGGCATAGTATTGTATGATAATGTGATTCCTAATTCTCAAGAATTACACATAGATATTGAACAAGGGATGGAATCTGCAAATATAGAATGGGTAAGTGCCAGCGTAAAAGAAGGCGATTCGAATCACGTAAATCCTAAATCAAGAGATACTATGACAATAGGAGTTCCATATTCGGATTCTATTAAGGATGACTATGCTAATTTTTCTGCTTCTTTTTTTACTACTTTATCAAATATGTTCTTAGAAAGTTTTGATCCTATAGAAAAAGATTATAAAGGTATGTATGGAATTAGTACAACATGGCATGATACATATGGAATATTAAAATATGGAATTGGACAAAAATTTACAAACCATATAGATGATCATACTGATTTCCATAGACGCATTTCTACAGTTTATTATATTAATGACGACTATGAAGGTGGAGAGATTAATTTCCCAAGATTTAATATTACAATAAAACCAAAGGGAAATCAAATGATACTTTTTCCATCAACATATACATACAATCATTCTGTTAATGAGGTAACTTTAGGTACAAGGTATGCTGTAGTTAGTTGGTTAAAATGATTAATATTAAAAATCCTGAAGTCATTAAAAATATTTTTACAAATAATGAATATAATGAATTAAAAAAATATTTATTTGAAAAACCAAAATTAGAAAAAGATTATTCTGCAGGTTTTGGAAGATATTGCTTTACTGATTCATTAATAGATCAATATGCAGAAAAGTTAATTCCTGTTGCAAGAGAACATTTTAATAGCACGACACTTGTTCCTTCATATTCTTTATTTGCACATTATGAAGGTAATGAAGCATCTTTGTATAAACATAAAGATGATAATGCATGCACATATACAATAGATTATTGTGTTTATCAGACAGAACCTTGGGATTTGTACGTTGATAGCAAAAGTTATACTTTACAAGAAAACGAAGCACTTGCATATTTTGGAAATGATCAATTACACTGGAGAGAAAATTTTCCAAATCCAGAGTCTGGACATGTAGCAATGATTTTTTTCCATTTTGTTGAACCAGATCATTGGTGGGTAACTAAAGGCCGTTCTTATCTTTCTGTAGTCAGAAATGAAATATCAGAACAGGAATGGATGGAGCGTAATGCTTAATGAGCAGTATATTTGTAAACATAGCAGCATATCATGATTATGAGTTACCAAAAACAATAGATAACTTTATTAATAACAGTTCTGGTAAAAATGATATATTTTTTGGTGTTCATTATGTTTTTGAAAATGAAGATAACATAAATATTCAAAACTATAATAATATTAAATTTATTGCAAGTAAGGCACCAGATAATTTAAGTCCTGGTCTCGGCAGATACCTTGCACATTCTTTATATAACAAAGAAGATTATTACATGATGATAGATTCACATAGCAGAGTATGTAAAGACTGGGATGAACTTTTAATTTCTGATATAGACTATTATAAAGAGTTAGGGCATAATAAACCAGTATTAACAAATTATCCAGCAACATATTCTTATGATATTAATGGTAATGAAATATTAAGCGAAAGTCCTATGCCAGAAAATATTGATTTTAGAAAAGATGAAGATGCCCAAAAACTTTTTAAAGAATATTTAAATACTATAAATAAAGGATGTTTAAATAACACTAAATATCAAAAGTCTATATCTGGAGGTTTTACATTTACAGTTTGTCCATATATACAACTTAATAAAGATATTTGTTTTTCAGAAGAATTTCCGATTGGGGCAATGCTTTATACTAACGGATTTGATTTACTAATCCCAAGAAACCAGGTCATATATCATTGGTATTCAGGTCCAGAAAAAGGTTCTTTTGAAGAATATAACAGAAGAAGTGTTTGGCATTACAAAAAAAACATACAGCCGTTACATAATTATTTAGCAGTGTCTAGAGACACAGTATATAAAATGTTTAAAGAAAAAATTATTGGAGAAGGATATTTAGGGTCAGAAAGAACTTTGGAAGAATATGCTGAATATGCTAATTTAGACTTTGTTAACGGGGTAATTTTATGAAAAATGCCATAGTCTATTCATTTCATGTAAGAGAACAATCATTATTTGATAATAGATGCTATAAACAATTAAAATACTCTATTAATACTCTTAGAAAATTTAATAAAGAGATTCCCGTTTATGTTTACATAGCACCATTAGAAATTTCAGATAATATTTTTATTGAAGATAATATTACAATAGTTCCATTTGAAAATAAAGATGAAGAGGGTTGGCCAGATACCTGGACAGAATTAGGATATCAGCAATTTTTAAGGCATAGATGGGAACACGCTATTAAAACAATTAATGATTATAAATTAGACAACGTATTGTATTTGGATACAGATACTATTTTTCATGATAATGTTAATAAACTTTTTCTTAAGTATGGAGATACAAACTCTGTGTGGGCTAAACCAGATAATAGCGAAGATATAATGCGAAAGGTACATGTCTGGCCAGGAATGAATGATGGACAATTTTTATTAAATAAACAATTTGCAAAACAAGAAATTTTAGATCATATTAAATTTTATGTTAATCATACATTAAGATATAATAAAGAAAAACTTTCTGATAAAGATCATCTATCGCTACATTGGCTTGCAGTTCAATATGCAGTTTTTGATTATTTTCAAAACATAAATAATCCAGTTAGACATTTTGACGAAGGGGAAGTTATGCTACATCTTGAGCCAGAATATAAAGACTGCTCTAATTTAATATTACAGCATTATTACAATGGAAATTTTGAAAAAGTTGCACCAAAGGAATTTTGGTAAAATGAAAAATTTAAAACAAATTTCATTAGATTTAAAATATCCAACAGATAAAGATACATATCACAACTATATGCCTATATATCAAAATGAACTTGATAAAACAGAAAATATTAAACTTTTAGAATTAGGAATATATACAGGTGGCTCATTAAGGCTATGGCAAGAATATTTTAAAAAATCAGAAATACATGGAGTTGAATGTACAAATCATGATCAAACAATAACCATACCTGGAATAATGCATTGGGGAAAGTATGAAGATATTTATGAACAATTTGAAGATAACTACTTTGATTATATAATTAATGATTCTATGCACGATGCAACTTCACAAATTCATGCGTTTAAACTTTATTATCCTAAATTAAAATTAGGTGGTAAGTTTTTTATGGAAGATATAATAAATGAAAATGAATTAAACATAATAGTAAATTCTATAAATGGTTATAATTTTAAGATTTATAATATGAATGATACATCTGATTCCAAAGACAGTATAGTTATAGTGGTATATAAATAATGAAAAATGTTTTAATAACTGGAGTCGCTGGATTCATGGGTAGCCATTTGGCAGATGAATTTTTAAAATTAGGGTATAACGTTTACGGTATAGATAATTTAATTGGCGGGTATGAAAATAATGTTTCTAAAGATGTAGTATGGTGGGTACAAGATCTATCAGATTTTGATGCAATAGAGCCAATGTTTAGGGGTATTGATTTAGTTGTGCATACAGCCTGTACAGCATATGAAGGTTTGTCTGTTTTTAGTCCCTCGTTAGTTACAAAAAATACATCTGGAATTACATCAACAGTATTAAGTGCTTCAGTTAAACACGGTATAAAAAAGTTTGTTCATATGTCTTCCATGGCAAGATATGGAACACAGTCAGAAGTTCCATTTACCGAAACAATGATTCCAATGCCACAAGATCCATACGGTATTGCAAAATATGCTGCAGAACTATTGGTACAAAATATTTCAGAAACACATGGAATGGATTATGTTATCTTAGTTCCTCATAACATTATTGGTCCAAGACAGAAATATGATGATCCATTTAGAAATGTTGCATCAATTATGATTAATAGAATGCTTTCGAATAAACAGCCTATTATTTATGGAGATGGTAATCAAAAAAGATGTTTTTCTTTTATAGAAGATGTTATAAAACCTATTATTAAGGCATGTGAAACAGACATTGCAAATGGAAAAATTATTAATATAGGACCAGATGAAGAATTTATAACTATTAATGAATTAGCAAAAATAATTGCAGAAATCTTAGAATTTAATCTGGATCCAATATATGTAAACGGTAGACCCCAAGAAGTTAAACATGCTAATTGTTCTGCAAACTTGGCTAGAGAATTATTAGACTATAAAACAACAATATCTCTAAAAGATGGATTAGAAGAGTTAGTAAAATGGATAAAACTCCAGGGAATAAAAGATTTTTCTTATCATTTACCCCTGGAGTTTATCACAGAAAAAACTCCAAAAACTTGGACAAATAAATTAATATAATTATTTATCCAGGAAATTTTGTCATTAGTTCCTTAGTTTTTGATGTAATGCCATGCCATGCAGTCCAGTCTTTTCCACCGTCTGTCATGTAATAGGCAATTTGTGCATTTAGCACAGGATTAAAAAGTTCAACATTGGACTCTAAATTAAACTTATCTCTACGGTCAGGACCGAGGTCGCCAATCATATTTATTTGAAATAAGCCATACGAACTATCGCCAGTTCTTGTACTGTTATTAAGGGCCAATGGTCTACCGCCAGATTCTTTTTTAGCGACAGCCCAAGCCTCCTTAAGATCTTGACCTTTAAAACCTACTAAATGAAGTAGATTTTTAAGATCTTTGTCAGATAGATTTATAGCATTCTTATACTTTTCTAACTGATCTTCTTTAGCCGTAGAAAGACTTTTGGCCACTTGCGTGGCCTCGGAACCTTCTGTCGACACGATATTACTATCGTTTAATCGGTTTTCAGAAGCATTAGCGGTATTTGACCAAACGCCAAACATCGCTAATATGCTGAGTGTACCAATGATTTGCCTGTTATTATTCATAAAGTTAATCATAGTTTCCTCCTTAGAAACAAATGACACCTTGTTAAAGGGTGCCATATTACTTCTTAGTATAACATGGATTTGATATGTGTGTCAAATATCTCAAAAGTGGTATAATAAATGCATTATGGCAACAGATTATACAACTGGACAATTTCAACTTAGTTTTCCTAAGTCTACAGATCCAGTAAATGTTCACGGTGATTTTAAAGAATTAGCACAAGATGTTAAAGAATCTTTAGAATCAATTGATGTATCAATTATACAGATAGATGTTAAAAATATAAGTGGAATTACGCTGCCTGCTGGAACCCCTGTTTATATATATAATTACTCAGATACCGTTCCAGGAGTAAAACATTATAATGAAGATTTATGGGACTCAGAAATATTTAAACCAGTATTAGGATTATTAAAGGCATCATTAGCAAATAACGCTACTGGAAAAGTTGTTGTTGCTGGAGTTCTTACTAATATAGATACTTCATCATTTACAACTGGAGATGTTTTGTATGTAAGTAGACCAGATGGAGGATTGACAAAAAATAGACCAGCAGGTGGATCAGGTGCAGTTGGAATTGTTGCACATGCAGCAAACTCTGGAATTATTATTGTTGAAGCAAAAGGCAACGGAACATGGGGAGCATTGAAGGCTGGATTAGCCTAATATGATATAATCACAGTATGGCAAATTTTCGTGGATCAGCATCTTCATATGATATCGGTGAAAAACCACCAACAGTTCTTTGGACAGTTGTTCGTGGAGACACATCTGGATTTAAGGTTTATGTAGTTGATGATGCAGGAGAACCATTAAATATTCCTGATTGGAATATTAATATGAAAATTAAAAGACCAAACAATTCTGCTGATTTAGGAATTATTACTGACGATGCAACTTTGATAATGGAATTAAACCCAGAACATGATGCAGACGATCTTATTGGAGAATTTACTGTTTGGCTAACATCTGAACAATCTGTAATCTTGCAAACAGGAGATATCTTTGATATTCAGTTATCAGATCCTACCAGAGTCTGGACAGTATGCCAGGGTAGCATGAAGATTCTCGAAGATGTAACAGATTAATGGCAACAGCAACAGTATCTAATCTAAAACATAAAACAAAATATATCAAACCAATTGATTATCAAATCAGACAAATAGATCCCATTGCCCCAAAGATACAAATTAAGCATGCATTACCATTTAGGGTAAGATTTACATCTATCAATATTGAGGGTTATAGTTCTCATAATGTTCCACCTATCCCGTTGCAAGTTATTGGATATAGCAACTGGATTTTGTAATAAAATATCAAAATAAGGAGTTATAATACCGATATGGCAAAAATTTCAATTCCAACCTTAAAAACCAAATTTCAAACTGGTGATCGTCCTACACAACAGGATTATGAAGATTTAATTGATTCCGCCTCTGCCCGTTCCACAGACCTTGGATCTATGGGTAATAATGAAAACACAATAACTGGCATTGAAAATACAACAGTAGTTGATAATTTTGATGCAACAGAATGGAGAATGGTCAAGTATATTGTTTCAATTGCTAAAATAACAGCAGGGGACAATAAGTTCTATGCAACAGAGTTGACCGTACTTGTAGATGGAGAAAATGTCTCTGTTTCCGAATACGGCACAATTGACAATGATGGGAATATTGGCACCATTAGCGTCTCACGGACTGGAAATACCGTCGCTTTAACAGTGACTCCAGATCCTGCATACAAGCCAGTCACAGTTCGTTACGCACGAATTGGACTTAAGGCATAAATAAGGAGATAATAAAATGGCAACAGTCAACAAAGACTTTAAAGTAAAAAATGGTCTCATCGTTGAAGGAACAACTGCAACAGTTAACAATTTCGATGTTTTGACCAAAAAGACAGATGACCAAAATTATATTATTGGTCTCATTGGTGGATCTTCTGATTCAGCAAATACACCTAATACAGTAGTAAAACGTGATGGTTCAGGAGATTTTGCTGCAGGAACAATTACAGCAGATCTCATTGGTGATGTAACTGGTACAGTTTCTTCACTTTCAAACCATAATACAGATGACCTTTCAGAGGGTACATCAAATAAATACTTTACAAACCAAAGAGCAGTAGATGCTAATACTGGTTTGTGGGACACAATTGGTGCAGCAACAGATGCATATAATGATGCAGTGCTTGCAGCACAGCAATACACAGATGGCGAAATTGCTGATGAAGTAACTGCCCGTAACAATGCTGTACAGGGTGCTTATAATGATGCAGTTGCTGATGCAGCAACAGATGCTACAACAAAGGCTAATGCAGCAGAAGCAGCAGCAAATCTTTATACAGATAATGCTATTACTTCAGAGGTAACTCGTTCAAATAATTATGCTGACGGTGCAGCAACAAATGCACTTAACGATGCAAATGATTATACAGATGCTCGTGAAACAGCAATAACAACAGCATATCAATCATATGCTGATACAGCAGCAACAACTGCAGAGAATAATGCTAAGGCATATGCTGATGGACTTTCTTCTGGTCTTAACTGGAAGCAAGCAGTTCACCTTCTTTATGATGATGCAATTCCAACAATGTCTGGAAGTGGAGCAACTCAATTAATTATTGATGGACATGATGTATTAGGAGATGCTGATAGCGGATATAGAATTCTTATCACTAATGCTGGTGCAACAAGCGGTATCTATGTATATAACAGCACAGGTGGTTCTTGGACCCTTACTCGTGCAGTTGATGCAGATGCTTATTCTGAATTAGTTGGTGCAGCAGTATTCGTGATGGAAGGAACCAACTATGGTTCAACAGCATGGGTACAGGCTGAGCACTACCTATCATCATTTACAGGACAGTCTTGGACACAGTTCTCAGGTCAGGGTACATACCTTGCTGGAAATGGTTTAACTCTTGATGGCACAACATTTGAAATCGATACAACAATCACTGCTACTAAGTTATATGCAGATGGTGTTGCAACTGATGCAGAAAATGCAGCAAAGTCATATACAGATAATCGTGAGACTGCAATTACAACTGCTTATCAGAACTATGCTAATACAGCAGCAAGCAATGCACTTGATGATGCAAATGCCTACACAGATACTCGTGAGACTGCAATTACAAATGCATATGAAACTTATGCAGATGGTGTTGCTCTTACAGCAAAGAATGACGCAAAGGCTTATGCTGACGGATTAGTTTCTGATGAAGTAACTGACCGCAACAATGCAATTAATAATGCAATCAATGCTCTTACAACATCTGATATTGAAGAGGGTACAAACCTTTATTACACTGCAGCCCGTGCAAAAGCAGAAGCAGCAACTCTTCTTGCAAATGCTACTAAGACAAACATTGTAATTACAAAGGATGGATCAAATAATCTTACAATTACCGCAGAAAATGGTGTTGCAGATTCTACAACTGATGACCTTGCAGAAGGTACATCACATCTTTACTTTACAAATGCTCGTGCAGTATCCGCTCTTGAGGCAGTCACACCTGACTTCCCATCAGTAGAAATTGCTTCTGTTGCAAAACAGGTAGCAGCATCACATAATGTACCAACAGCAAGCACACATACTGCATACGCATGGTTACATGCTTCATATCGTTCTGCAGAATTCCTTGTGAAGATTGCTAGTGGCTCACACACAGATGTTTCAAAGGTTATCTTGACCCTTGACACATCAAACAACATAGCCATTACAGAATATGCAATGGTTGGAACAAATGGTTCATTGGGATCTGTTTCTGCAGATATAGATTCAGGAACAGGTTCTGTTCGTCTCCGTGTTACAACCCTCAACAATAACTCTGATGTTCTTGTTGTTGGAACGCTTTTAGTATAAAAATAAAATAAAAAGGGAGTGGTAGATCTTGGCAACAGTAGATAAAGATTTCAAGGTCAAGAATGGACTACAGGTCGGAAACGGCGGTAGTTTCGGAGGATCTGTAGTTGTAGGAGAACCTACACTTAACTCGCATGCTGCTACAAAAGCCTATGTAGATGCTATGTCTAGCAGTATGCTTGTCGGATCTACCGCTCCACTATCACCAGATAACGGTGATTTATGGTTTGATACATTAACCTCAAGAGTTAATGTTTATTATTCTGGATCATGGTTAACTATGGCCACAATTGATGATACGTTAAATCTTCCACAGCATATCCACGACACTGCTATTGATGGAAGTGGTTTGATTGTTTCTCAATTTATAAGTGGCGGTAGTTTTAATGATCCACAAGGTTTACCAATAACAGGTGGATCTTACAACACTGCTTCATGGGATAATACCTTTGATGGCGGTGTAGCAGTAGATAACTTCAACTAAAATTGATGTTATAATAAGCACAGAAATAAAACGGTAGAAATACCACAAGGAGAGATAAATGGCAACAAGAATGCAGCAACGCAGAGGAACTGCGTCACAATGGACATCTGCAAACCCAATTCTAGCAGCAGGTGAAATTGGTTTTGAAACCGATACAGGTAAGTTTAAGATAGGTAATGGATCATCTAATTGGTCCAGCCTTGTATATTATGCATCTGCAGAAGATCTAGCAGGTCTTCTTGATGGCGCTCCAGAGTTACTAAATACTCTAAATGAATTAGCAGCAGCCGTTAATGATGATCCTGATTTCTTTGCTACCGTGGCTACAAATCTCTCTAACCACGAAGCAGACACAACAAATGTTCATGGTATTGCTGACACAGCAGACCTAGCAACAAAACTTTATGTTTCAAATGCAGTTCAAAACTCAGTAGTAGATCAATCATCACTTGCTGGTGAAGGACTAAGTTGGAATTCTGGAACAGAACAATTCGATGTTAATACAAATGTAATTGCAACAAAAGATAGTTTAATAAATCACCAAGATTTAACACAAACAGTACACGGTATCTCAGATACAGCAAATCTTATTTATACAACTGATTTAACAACACACGCAGACTCAACACAAAATGTTCACGGTGTTGCAGATATGACAGATTTAATAACATATAATGAAGTAACTACCCAAATTTCAACACATAATTCTGATACAACAGAAGTACACGGTATTACAAATACAGCAAATCTTGTATATGCAGATGACTTATCAGCACACACAAGTGACACAACCAATGTTCATGGTATTGCAAATACCGCAGATCTTGTTACACAAAATTATTTAGATACTGAACTTGCACTACATACAGATGCCACCACAAGTGTCCACGGAATTGATGATACATCTGCACTTGCAACCAAGACTTATGCAGATAATTCAGCAGATGCTGCAGAGTCATCAGCCGTAGCAACAGCAGCATCGGCACTTTCTTCACACGCATCAGACACTACAAATATTCACGGTATTGCTGATACATCTTCATTAGCGTTAACTCAAGATATTGAAGATCACAGAGTAGATACTACAAACGTTCACGGTATTGCTGACACAGCAGATATTGTTCTTACAGATGATTCTCGTTTATCTGATGAAAGAACGCCTTCAAATGGTTCTGTAACAGAAGGCAAAATAGGAAATAGTGCAGTTACAACAGATAAGATTGCAAATCTTAATGTAACTACCGCAAAAATTAATGATTTAGCAGTAACAACAGATAAACTTGCTGCTTCGGCTGTAACATCTGGAAAGATTGCAGATGGTGCGATTGTTAATGATGACATTAATGCATCAGCAGCAATTGCTTGGACTAAATTAGCAGTATCATCAGATGTTTCTGCTACAGAACTTGGATACCTTGATGGTGTTACATCTTCTGTTCAAACACAATTAGATGCTAAATTGTCTTCTGCGTCAGCAGCATCAACCTATGCTCCAATCGCTTCTCCAACATTTACAGGTACTGTTTCTGGTGTTACAAAATCTATGGTTGGTCTTGGTAACGTAGATAATACATCAGATGCTAATAAACCTATTTCAACTGCTACACAAACAGCACTTGACCTTAAGGCACCACTTGCTTCCCCAACATTTACTGGTACAGTAACGCTTCCAACAGGAACAGTTACTTCAGGAATGATTGCTGATGGAACAATTGTAAATGCAGATATTAGTTCTTCTGCTGCAATTGCATTAAGCAAATTAGCAACAGATCCACTTGCTCGTGCAAACCACACTGGTTCACAAACAGCAAGCACAATTTCCGACTTTGATACACAGGTTAGAACATCAAAGGTAACAGATTTAACAGCACCAACTGGTGCATTCTCAATGAATAGCCAAAAAATTACAAATCTTGCAACACCAACAAACGATAATGATGCAGCAACAAAAGCATATGTAGATGCAGCAGTTAATAATATTAACATACACGAATCTGTAGTTGCAGCAACAACAGGCAACGTAAACCTTACAAATGCAGTAGACAATAATAAGACACTTGATGGAGTAACTCTCTCTACTGGAAATCGTATTCTTGTAAAGAATCAGAGCACTGCTTCTCAAAATGGTATCTATATTGTAGCATCAAGCGGTGCACCAACACGTGCAACAGATTATGATGCAGCAGGAGAAGTTTCCTCTGGTGACTTTATATTCGTCAAGGGCGGAACAGTAAATGCTAATACAGGATGGATTCAAACAGCAGATGTTACAACTGTTGGAACAGATTCACTTACATTTACGCAATTCTCTGGTGCTGGTACATATACAGCAAATAATGGTTTGACACTAACTGGTACAACATTTAGTATTAATACCGCAATTACAGCAGATCTCACAACTGCTCAAACATTAACAAATAAGACATTAACAAGTCCTACATTAACTGCACCAGCATTGGGAACCCCAGCATCTGGTGTTATGACAAATGTAACAGGACTTCCACTCACAACTGGCGTAACTGGAACTCTTCCAGTGGCAAATGGTGGTACAGGTGTAACAACATCAACTGGATCTGGAAACAATGTTCTTTCAACCAGCCCAACATTGGTTACACCAAATCTTGGAACACCATCAGCAGTTACATTAACTAATGCTACAGGGCTTCCAGTATCAACTGGTATCTCAGGTCTCGGAACTGGTGTAGCAACATTCCTTGCAACACCATCTTCTGCAAACCTTGCAGCAGCACTTACTGATGAGTCTGGTTCCTCTACAGTGGCATTTACCAACTCACCAACATTTGTTACACCAACATTAGGTGCAGCATCTGCTACAAGTATTGCATTCTCAGACGGTACACAGTCTAAAGAAGGTGTTCCTTCAAGAACCTCTATTAATGGTCAAACAGGTACATCTTATACCGTAGTACTAGGAGATAGAGATTCACTTGTTGAATTAAGCAATACTGGTGCAATCACACTAACAATTCCTACAAATGCTACAGCAGCATTCCCAGTAGGAACCTCAATCGATATTCTTCAGACAAACTCAGGACAGGTAACTGTTGCTGGTGCATCAGGTGTAACTGTAAATGCTACCCCTGGTTTGAAGTTGAGAGCACAGTGGTCATCTGCAACTCTTTTCAAGAGAGCAACTGACACCTGGGTAGTAATGGGCGACTTGTCAGCCTAAGAAAGTTTAACAAAGTAAAAGGAGAACGACATGAGCAAAAGAAGAGGTATAAAGTCTTCAGCACAAGATAATTTCTTACAACCAGATGCAGTAACAGGTTTATCTGGTACAAACGTAGGAACAAGTCGAGCATATGGCGACGGTGCTGTTAACTTATCCTGGACTTTGCCTGCTACATCTCCTGCAGCAACTTCTTATACAATTACTACTACTCCAGCAACATCAACTATAACTACTGGTAACTCTAATACTTCTTATACATTCACTGGTCTTTCTGGCGGTACATCTTATACATTTACCGTCAGAGGAACCAACGCTGCAGGTACTGCTAATCCTACAACAAGCGCATCTGTTTCTGTAACTACCGTTCCACAAGCACCACAATCTGTTTCTGGATCTGCAACATCTGCAAATACAAATACTATTTCTTGGACTGCAGGAGCAACTGGCGGTAGTGCACTAACATCATATACAATTACTGGTTCTGATGGAACAAGTTATACTGGTATTTCTGCTGCTGCTACATCTTATGATGCTACAGATAATACACCTTCTGCTACTGCCCCAGGGTCACAAACTTATACAGTTGTTGCTATTAATGCTAATGGTTCATCTGCAGGTGCCACAACTGCATCTGTTACAACTACCCCGCCGTTCTTCCCGTTCTTCCCACCGTTCTTCCCACCATTCTTCCCATTCTTCCCACCATTCTTCCCTCCATTCTTCCCGTTCTTCCCATTCTTCCCACCATTCTTCCCACCGTTCTTCCCTCCATTCTTCCCTCCGTTCTTCCCGTTCTTCCCACCGTTCTTCCCACCATTCTTCCCATTCTTCCCACCGTTCTTCCCACCATTCTTTCCATTCTTCCCACCATTCTTCCCTTACTTCCCATTCTTCCCGTTCTTCCCACCATTCTTCCCGTTCTTCCCGTTCTTCCCACCGTTCTTCCCTTACTTCCCATTCTTCCCGTTCTTCCCACCGTTCTTCCCGTTCTTCCCGTTCTTCCCACCGTTCTTCCCACCATTCTTCCCATCATTCGTAGGAGGATGTACATGTACAGGATCGTGCTTCTCACCTAAGTCAAATCCATGCAACTCATACTGCGGTTGTTACTTTAGTGGAAACTCATGTGTTTTCTGTTAATAGATGGTATACTTAATATATAAAATAAAGGAGGTAACAAATGAAAAGATATGTATTCGTAATTGATGGCGAGGTAGGCCCTGACATTACTTTTGAAGAAACAGCACATGCTAGAAATACTCTACTTGCTGCTGCATTATCATCAAATCCAAAGGTAATCGAAGTCGAGAAGGATAATCCTGTTGATGTAGGTTGGTCTTGGAATGGTTCAGAGTTTTTACCTCCAGCAGAGTAAATAATCATTTTTAAAAATATTAATGTTCTATGCTAGATTAATTTCTAGCATAGGCATTTTTTTAATGTTACAAATGGTACAATGGTATATAATAGAATAAAGGAGATTTTATGTATACTTATGACGAAAACCAAAATCCTTGGTTTACAAAAGATAGATCAGAAACAGCATCAAATAGATACCCAACAAAAAGTTTGTCAAACGGGATAGTTGTAGAAAATCCTGGATTGGGATTAAATGTCTATAGAAATGTTTTCAATAAAGAAGATGCAGATAGATATATCAAAACTCTTGAGTCAAATCTAGATGGTACAAAAAGATATAAATGGTCTGAAGCACAAGTAACAAATTCTTCAACGCCTATTAAAAAAGCAAGAGATTGTGTAGATTTTAAATACAAACAAGAAAATCTTGGTCCAAGAGATGAATTTAATGCAGAGTTAATAGACTTACATGAAGAAATTTATCAAAAGTTAAAGTTTTGTATAGATGATTATGCACAGTATTGGGGAATTAATGTTATTTATTATGAGGCTTTTAATTTTGTAAAGTATGAAGGAGAAGGCAAACATTTTAATATTCATGCCGATCACGGTCCCGCATATAATGCTACAGTTTCAGCAGTTATATATATTAATGATGATTATGAGGGAGGAGAAATTCAATTTCCAAGATTGGATGGATATACTCTTACTCCAAAGGTAGGGGACATTGCAATCTTTCCATCTAACTATATCTACGAACACGCATCTCTTCCAATGAAGAGCGGTACAAAATATTGTGTAGTAATTATGACTGACATTAATGAATTAGGTCATAAATAATGGAATCAATATATAATAAAATATCTTTTAAATCATATAGACCATGGTTAACTAAACAAAGTGATTCTGTTCCTTCTTCAACTCAAAAAGAGATACCTCAATGGTATAAAGATGCAGATAGATTTGCTAAGAATCCATTTAACGGAGAATACTATAAAGCACCGAAAGAGGTTTGTCCATTTCCAAAAGAAGGAACAACCAATGACTACGGAATGATTCCTACGTGGAAGGCTTGTCCAGCATTAATGGATGCTTTTATGACTGGATATGTTCTTAAGACCCCTTGTGATTTAGTATTTTTTAAAAATGATAAAGGTAAGATAGATGTTAAGGTTGAGTCTATGTATAAAGATTTTTGTACGCCAAGACCACCAATGCCACAATTTAAACATCCTTTGGGATATTATCCAGATCACTTTGCATGGATGCCAGATTGGGGTTTGCAGTTACCAGAAGGATATAGTGCTTTATTTATGACACCAATGAATAGGTTTGATCTTCCCTTTATGAGTACTACTGGAATTGTTGATTCAGATAAGGTTCATATTTTAGGAAGTTTTCCATTTTTTATCGTTGATGGATGGGAAGGTACAATTCCTGCTGGAACACCGTATTTACAAATATTTCCATTTAAAAGAGAAAATTGGGAACATGAAATTGAAATTTTAGACTCAACAACAATGTATGCTAAAATAGTAGATAATGCAAACTTTTATCGTCAGCCAGATGGTGGGGTATATAAAGATAAAGTTTGGACTAGACGAGAATATAAATAAGGAGAAACTGTGTCAACTTGGACAAGTAAAGAAAGTCTTGGTAATGGTATAACATGTTATAGAGGTGTTATTAAAAAAGACCTTGATTTAATAAATAGATTAGAAAGTGTACTTGGAGAGCCAGCACCATGGGGAGAACTTTCAAAAGATGGTAAAAGGTATCATTGGCTACCAGCGTATGTTGGTTACCAGCAACTAATGCCAGAATATCGTGATTGTTACGATTTTAAGTTTAAGAAAACAGACATAGAATCAGATCCTTCTGAAGATTCTTTATTTTTGCAAAAAATTTGGCAAGATGTGTATGATGTTCAAGCACCAGCAGTTGATGATTATAGAAGAGATTACAATATTATGCCATTAAAATATTGGGAAGCGTTTAACTTTATTAAGTATAATTCTGGACAACACTTTAAAGAACATCACGACCACGGCTATTCCTATAACTGTACCGTTTCGTTAGTTGCTTATATAAATGACGACTATGACGGAGGAGAACTATACTTTAGATTACAGGATTTAAATATTAAACCTCAAGCAGGAGATCTTTATATATTCCCTTCAAACTTTATGTATCCACATAGGGCTATGCCAGTAATTAATGGAACAAAGTATTCAATTGTTACTATGTTAGATTATAGTAAAAAATATCATACTCCAGATATGTATGATCCAAAGTGGGAAAACGAATAATGTTTAATATAACTGTTGAAAAAATGGATGGAGGAATTTTTGAATTAAATCCTATGCCTATCAAAAGAGATTGGATGGATGTTACTTCAGAAAATCATGCTTACAGATGTTTTCCAGTCACACAATCAAACGTTATTGGCTGGTATCTTTCATGTACAGAAGATATAATTTTTACATGGGACGGTATAAATGATCAAACAGATCAACATGTACAAATAACTAATCCAAATGGTTCTTATGCTGGAAGAGGGCAGTCATCAATAAGTTTAAATACATCATTAGTATTTAGAACTGACCCAGATGTAAGTATTTGGACAATTAATCCAGTTAATTACTTTAATGATGACTTTGAAACAATGTCTAGTTTAATAAGTACATCATTTTATGATAACCCTCTTCCACTTGCAATTAAAGCAAAAAAGGCAAATGTTGAAACAGTCATAAAGGCTGGAACTCCTATTGCTACAATTATTCCTATTTCATTGACTAATCTAAATAATACTTCTATTAATATTATTAAATATAAAGATGAGGATAGATCAAGGCATAATGCAAATATGGAATATGGTCAGGCAGCACAAGTATTAAACTCTTCTGGACAGTGGACAGATTGGTATAGAAATGCAGTAAATGAAAAAAATGAATCCTTGGGTTCACATGAAGTAAAAACATTAAAGTTATCAGTAGAAGATAACACTAATAGAGGATGATATAATAATATGATGATGCCAGAAGATGCTATAGAAGTAGTTAGGAAACCATCACTAACCCCTTCTGGATTTTTTGGAAGTGGTCCAGAAAATATTATAGAATTAGAAAATTTTATGACTCAAGAAGAGTTAGAGTTTTTAGATTCTGCTGCCAGAAATTTAACTATATGGGATATTACTCAAAGCCATAAAAATGAAAATGGAACAATAATTTATGATGCTGATTATTGGAAGGATAGAGTTTGTAGTGCTCCATCACTAAATCAAAATGATCCAAACATTGTTCCAGTTATTGTTGGTTTATTTAATAGACTACAGCCAGTTATTGAAAACTTTTTTAATGTTAAAGTTCAACCAACTGGACAAACAATTGTAAAATGGCCTCCAGGATATTACCAACTTCCACACGCAGATAAGGAATTACACTCTGGGCCAGATGCTGGAACACCTAATGATTTTCCTAATTATGATATAGCAAGTTTGTTTTATATTAATGATGATTACGTAGGTGGAGAATTATATTTTCCAAATCAAGGAATTCAATTTAAACCTAAAAGAGGATCTGCATATTTTTTCCCAGGAGACATGAACTACGTACATGGCGTTACTGAAGTACAGAGTGGCATGAGATATACCTGTCCCTTCTTTTGGGAAATTCTAGATCACACTGGAGATGTAAAGCCAGACTTTAGTAAAGAATACTATAGAATTTTTCCAACTAATGAACAAACTGCAAAATGGGATCCAAAGCGAGGTATAAAGTAATGGAACTAACAGTAGAAGAAATTTATCCAAGAATATTTGTATATAATAATATATTTGAAGATCCACAAAGAATGTATGACATTATAAAACGAATTGATACACAAGATGATCAACTATTTGAATCTTGGAAAGAATGGTACACCTTCGGAATGAAGGTTGAAGATTTTGGTATATGGTTTGATAGAACTAAAAATCAAACTGTGGCCCTTGCTGATGTTGAAACAAAAAATGAAATTCAAGAAGAACAAAAATATTTTATTACAGAATTAATTAATGGTTTTCATAAAGTCAATAATGACTATATTAAAAGATTTGATTTAGATATAGATTTAAATGCAAAATCTTATCCAATAAATCCATTACCACAAGGTCAGGCTGATGACTTTAGAACCTTTACAGAAGAAGTACCTACCTGGCGCTGGACTGGTCCAAGTCTATGTAAATATTTTATAGATGCTGGAAATGGTGAAGATTTAGAAATGAATTATCATTCTGACTATATAAGAGAACCTATTGTTACACCAGGATATAAATTTGCAATAACAACAACCACATATTTTAATGACGACTATGATGGAGGAGATTTAGATTTTGTTATTGACAATAAACTAATAGGATATAAACCAAAGATGGGAGATTTTGTTGTATTTCCATCAGGACACCCAGATATACTAACCGAAAATGGTAAAGTATATTTACACGGAGTTAAAAATTCTTATAAAACAGAAAAATATTTTACAAGACTATACTGGACAAAGTTTGACCAAGGAGATCCAGAATGGTTTGAGAATGAAGCAAAGTACGGTAAAGAAGAGTGGGCAAAGATGCAAGGTCCAATAATGGAAGAATACAGACAAAATGTTCAAAAAAAGGACATAGATAAATGTGTGAGGATACGATGAATCTAAATAATAAAGATAGACTAAATAAAGATATAGTTGTTTATAAAAACTTTATTGATCCAGAAACTGCTAAAAAATTAGTAAAAGTTTTAGATAGACATGCAGAAGAGGGAAAACTAACCTGGATGCCAATATCTTTTTATGAATCATATTCATCTGTATTGCCACAAGATGATGATGAAATTGTAATAGAAGAAGGACTTCCAGCAACTATTTTTTCAGATATGAAAAAACAAATAATTAATGCAGTTGCATCAGTACATGATATTGATCCTAACATTGTTTCTCAAATTGGATACCATACTCAAAAATGGGAACCAGGAGCATATGCAAGAATTCATTCTGACAACACAGATGAAAAGGGAAATTCGGGAGCATTTACAAGAAGTAGATATGCTGCCTTTTTATATTTAAATGATGATTTTGAGGGTGGGCTTTTACAATTCCCCTCCCACAATATAAGTATTAAGCCAGAAGTTGGAATGCTTGCAGCATTTGATGGCGGGTTTAATAATATGCATGAAGTAACTATTATAACTAGTGGAGTAAGATATACAATAGGTTCGTTTTGGGATGATCGTGAAGAAGATGCATATCCTCAAGAATTACGAGATGCTTGGGCAGAAGAAATGAAAAAGATTAGAGATAATCAAGAAATTGAAAGGTCCGAATGGCAAAACTTGCTTAAAGAAGGATATAAAATAGATAAAGAAGGAAATAAGTATAGAATTGAGGACGGTGTAATTCCTCATGATTGATAATTTTAAAGAAAAATTAAAAGAAAATAACCTTGAGTTTGAAGAAATTACTGATCAACTACTTTGGATTAAAAATTTTTTAACAAAAGAAGAATTAGATTTCATTTGGAAAATAATAAATAGTGCATCCCAAAAAGATTGGGAAGTAGAATATATGGGCAATTTAAAAAATTTTTGTTTAGAAAAATTTGGTAGAGATGATGTCGATAATCTTGTTGCTGAAGGTAAATTTGAAATTACACAAAATTGGATTGATAAAAATTTAAATATTAAGCATCATTCAGAACAACATGTTTTTTATAATAGATTATCAGATTTAATTAATCCATCTTTTCCAGGTTTAGAACTAAGTGGTCTTGCAACTATCCAAAGAATGCAAAAAGATGTAGAGTTAAAATCACATACAGATCAGCATACAGATCCATCAATACATTATGCAACAATATTATATATTAATGATGATTATGTAGACGGAGAATTATTTTTTCCAAATAAAGACTTATCATTAAGACCAAAACCAGGGGACCTATTATTTTTTCCAGGTAACGAAGAATATGAGCATGGAGTTAAACATGTCGGAGACGGACCAATAAGATATGTAATTGTAGGCTTTGTAAAAGAAATAGGACACTACGAAAGGAATAAATATTAAAATGAATAAAGAAATACTAGATCCAAAGGTATACTACTATACTGATGCAATAGATAATTTTGATGTTTTTATGCAAACCTTAAATGAGTTAGATAATATGGACTCAGATTCTGATACTGGAGTCAATGTTTGGCAAAAATGGACATCGTCTAATGATCAAAATTTTATTTATGGAGAAACAAAAACTTTTGATGTTAATTCAATATCTAAATTTGATGGTATAGTTGGAGAAAAAAGTAAATATATTTATGATGCAGTTATGACAACTTTATATAATGTATCTAAAGACTATGCAGAAGCCATGGGTGATTTTGATGAGCCAAGATTATTTCCAACCTTTAATATTAAAAAATACTATACTGGAATGGCTATGGGAGCACACTTTGACCAATTAGATGGAGATAAGACGTTAAGATATTCACTCGTTATGTACTTGAATGATGACTGTGAGGGTGGAGAAATTTCTTTTCAATTAAAAGATTATGATGGAGGATGGAATAGCAAAGATGGTTGGATCCACGGTGCTCCACCAGTTAATTTAGATTATGATGATGCTGTTGCAAATAATGCAATTGATTTTGGAATTAAGCCAAAAGCAAATAGTGTTATTATTTTTCCAGCAGAGGCTCCATATTTTCATACTGCACATACCGTAAAGTCTGGAGTAAAGTATATGGTTCCAGGTCATTGGATCCATAATAGTATGGAACTTAATAAGCAGCAAGGTATGTAATGAAAACAGCCATAGTCACTGGTGCTAGTAAAGGTGTTGGCTATGCAACTGTAAAACTTTTATCTGAGAATGGATATAAAGTTATTGCTGTTTCAAGAGATATAGATAAACTCTCTACACTATTATCTGATAATATTGAGATATATAAATTAGACATAACTCAAGAAAATCAAATCAGAGACTTTTTTGAAAAATATAAAAATATTACATTAGATTTATTAGTAAACAATGCTGGCGGTGGTGCAGGGCCAACATATATAATTAATGAAACTATGGAAAACTTCAGAACAGCATATGACATTAATGTTTCTGGACCAATGTATTTATCTCAGTTGTTTGTTCCTTGTATGAAAAAATCAGATTCTGCAACAATTATTTTTATAACTTCCTTTTGTGGAAAGGTGCCATTTAGAGGTGGCGGTAATTATAGTAATGCTAAACGAGGAGAAATGGCCCTAATAGACACAATGCGTATGGAGTTTCCAGAGTATGGAATTAAAGTTACAGAAATTTGTCCAGGTACAATAGATACACAATTAGAGAAAAAAGAAATTTCATTAACTGCCGAAGATATGGCAGAAACTATTAGATGGGTTGGATCATTGCCAAAACATATGAATATAAATCATTTGGAGGTAAGCCATATATTTAATAATAAGTATATGTAAATAATATGAAAATTAATAAGTTATATGATGATGTGTATGAAATTAATGATTTTTTGACTAATGACGAAATGTCTGAGGTTTATAAAATTATTAATAATTCCCCAGAAGAAAAATGGTTTGATGAGGAAATGAAAAAGGAACAACAAATACCAGATTTTTGGTTTGGCAAAAATTTATACTTTAAAGAAAATACAATTTTTGATTCTATAAATCAAAAAATGAAAAACTTATTTGAATCATATTCTTATTATCCAGATAAAATGCATTTACAAAGATATAAAAAGGGAGACTTTATAAAGCATCATGCCGATCAGTGGAGAACAGATATAGACTACTATATTGGTTATGGATTTTGTCTTTATTATAATGATGAATATGCTGGAGGAGAATTAGACTATCCAGAACTAAATATTACAGTCAAACCAAAGGCCAATTCACTGTATATTCACGGTGGACATATAGTACATGGCTCACTTCCAGTTTTAGATGATACAATAAGATACTTCTCAACTGTTTTTATACGTGGAACAAATGAGCAACCAACAAAATTAAAAGGAGATTTATTCATATGACAAATATTGGATTTATGAATGAAAGTTTAGGATTTCATCAAATGACAGAACAAGAACAGTTTATTATTGATATTTTAGATAAGAAAAGAAATGGCTATTATGTAGAGTTGGGTGCAGCACATTATAGCAAGGGAAATAACACATATACATTAGAAAAAGAATATGATTGGACTGGAGTATCTTTTGAAATTGTAGAGTCAATGCGAAATGAATTTAATGAAAATAGAAAGAACCCATGCATGGGTGATGCATTAACTTTTAATTATGTAGATTATTTTGAAAAAAATAATTTTCCAAAACAAATAGATTATTTGCAGTTAGATATAGACGCTGGGTATGATATGGCAGGAAGACCTGTAGGAAACAGCCATTGGACTTTGCAGGGGCTTATAGCAATGCCCTTAAATACTTATAGATTTACTCTTATTACATTTGAACATGATGCAAACATGTATTGGAGAAATGATAAGATTAGAGATGTACAAAGAGAAATATTAGATTCATTTGGATATGCTCTTGTTCATAGGTCATATCATGAAGACTGGTGGGTAGATCCTAAAGTAATGCAACATGGAGATTTTAGAGAATACCTTCATTGGCAAACTTTATAACTATAAACCTCAATAATAACATTAGAGTTTGATAAAAATAAAAACTCTGGTATACTTGAATAATTACAGTTTCTTAAGGAGAATAACAGTGTCTGATTTTTTTAGTTTTCGTTTGTCTGAAGAGTTTATAAATGAGTATAAATCAAAGGAGCCACCATTTGGATTTACAGATGCTGGCAATAATTCATTAGGAGAGATTACATTTATTCGTACTTACTCCCGTATGAAAGAGGATGGAACTAAAGAAAGATGGTATGAGGTTTGCCGTCGTGTAATCGAGGGTATGTATTCAGCACAAAAGAACCATGCTAAAGAAAACAGACTGCCATGGAATGATTATAAGGCTCAAGCGTCTGCTAAAGAAGCATATCAAAGAATGTTTGAATTAAAATGGACACCACCTGGAAGAGGTATGTGGGCATTTGGAACTCCACTAACTATGGAAAAGAAAAACTCTGCTGCCTTACAGAACTGCGCTATGGTTTCTACAAAGGATATAGATCGTAACGACCCAGGACAACTATTTGGTTGGGTCATGGATGCACTAATGATGGGTGTTGGTGTAGGATTTGATACTTTGGGCGGGGAGAAAAATCTTCCTATTTATAGCCCTACAGAGCCACCACAAGTATACGAAATCCCAGATACTCGTGAAGGCTGGGTAGAGTCTGTTAGATTATTAATTAATTCATTTTTAAGACCAAACATGTATATTCAGGAGTTTAACTATGACCTTATTAGGCCATTGGGAAGCCCTATTAAAGGTTTTGGAGGCACGGCAAGCGGTCCTGCACCACTTATACAGTTGCACAAGCAGATAAGGTCTGTAATCGGCGGTAGAGCAGGAGAAACCCTTGACTCAAGAGCAATAGTAGATATTGTTAACCTTATTGGTACTTGTGTAGTATCAGGAAATGTTAGAAGATCTGCTACATTGGCTTTAGGAGCAGCAGAAGATAAAG